GTTGCGAAGGACAAGGCTGCAGCGATGCCCAATGCGAGTTTCTTGAATGAATTCATCTTTCTCCTCGTTTGTTTTATTCCAGTCTTATGACTAGAAAATTTATATTAGATTGAATTTGTCTAAGAAATCACGAACGTCATCCGTCATTTGCTTAGGTTCTAATTCTACCATAGATCTTCGTTTTTCCGCAAGTTGAGCGGAAGAAGAGGACCAAGTGTGTACTTCAATGACTGTATTAGTAGTCTTTGGGGTATGTGATATAGCCCCAAATACTGCACCAGCCAAAGCATCTGCTAAGTCTTTAGACTTTTTTCTAGGGTGATCTACACGATTGCCCTTCATAATCTTTAACTCAGACATTTCTTCTAGCAATATTGGAATCATAGGAATTGCTACACGCTCTTCATAGATCATCATTGCTAAATCTTCATAATGTTTCTTAGCAACAGAAACAGTTTCAGTTCTGATTCCAACAGCCTGCAACTCATTTTGAATATCAAATGATTGCCAACGGTCAAATGAAACCATGCCAAGATTAAAACCTTCTCTGCGAAGATTAATAATCCAATTCTTTACATCAGATAGGTTAACTGGCCCTTCTGCTCTTGGTTCCCACCATGCTACTGCATCTACAACAACCATTGGTGCTACCTGTTCGTAATCTTTAATTACCTGAATGTTTACCCATTTGTCAACATGTGCAATTGCTACCGCACACTTATCGTGCTTCTGTGCAAGGTCAGCATGGATGTAATAAACCTTGTCTGGGTCTGGCTTAAAGGACTCATCAAACCTTCTAAACTGATCTAATGGATTACGAAGTGTCATAACCTTCTCTAGTTTAGTTCTGTCCTTAAAGAATGCGTCAGAGGCATAGGTAGGCATGCAGGCAAAGCGCATCATAGCATCTGCTAAGTCTGTGTAGAATGCAATCTTAAAGTCATCTATCTTACGGGTAGGATTTACTTCCCATGTTGGTTTTTTGAATGCTAATACCTTCGGAATTTTGTAAGAAATTATAGTGTCTTCATCCCAAGAAATTTCAAACCTGTTGCCTGGGTCTTCGTGTGGCAGATCTGGATTCATAATAAAAGTATGTTTACGTTCTACAGTTTCTTTCTCAGCAATTACTGATTCATATTTCTGTGAAATAAAGTCGCCTTGGTAGCGTGGGAACGAAAGCAAAACAACCTTACCAAGGTCAGGAAAACGAGAGTCTACGGTACCACGGAAGGCTTTGTAGATGTTCTCTGCAGTCTTTCCCTGTTCGTTTCCAGTTCCAACCTCTGATGCAAACCCAGAAATTTCATCAAGCACTGCCATAAAAAGGTTCAAACCTTCGTGTGACTCACGCTCTGAGTGACCAGAATAAACTGTAACAGATTTATCAAAATCAATTGAATCTGCTTTTGCGTTATACTTTCCAGCAAACCATGGGGATCTTTCAATCTTTGATTTAAAACCTTTAAAGAAAACGTTCTTTGCCTGTTGTGCGTTAATAGCAACGTTAATAATATCAATAGCATCTCCTGCAGGCTTACCATAATAAACAGCAGGATCTTTAAGACATAGTAGTTTATATACTGTATATGCACAGGCTACAGTTGATACGAAGTCTTTTCCAGATCCCTTGCCAAGTTGCAGAATGATTTCGTTCTTTGTATATTTATCAAAGTATTTTGCTCCTTCAACTGAGCCATAGAGTTCTTCAAGATCTTCTTTGCGGTAAATTTGGCTCATAGCCTCTACGATTTGATACTGGATATCAGATAATTCTGGTTGCCCAAGATAGTCTGGAGACTCAACAAATGTCTTTGCGTCTACAGGCTTTTCAATAAAATGGTTTTCTTTTAGTACTTCAAGAAACTCATTGAACATCGTGGACAACTGTAATCACTTCTCCCTCTTTTGCAATAGAGGATAGTCTTTGCATAATAGTGTCACGAACTTCTGGATACTCTGAGGCAACATCTCTAAGAATTCCTACAAGAACTTCTTGACGACGCTCAACCTCAACCATCTCTTCAGCAAGTTCTTTATTCTCAAGAAGCCCAGCCTTTTGCAGCATGTCAATGCGCTTTGACTCAATGTCCATAACTAATTTAATAGCAGCAGTCTTGGCACTAAGATTATTAGTCATAGATGCCTCATCAATAACTTCGTAAGACTTTCCAATTAGCCTTGCATAGTGTGCATCCATTGCAGCCAGTGCCTCTTTAGCACGAGCACGAATAGCATCATTAGCAGATGCCATAACTTTCCACTCATTAATAAGTGTGACAACTCTTGTGCGTGGAATGTCTAACTCTTTTGAAATAACCGTAGGGTCGTTGCCTTTTAGATATTCGCTAACAACAACGTTTACCTGATCAAGATGTTTAATCAAATCATCTTCAGTTGACATACTTACCCTCTAATCTATTAATTTCATCTTTGATATAGAATATGGCCTTCTCAAGATCCTGAATAGTTTTTGATTCATCTTTAAGTCCTGCTCTCCACAAATACTTAAAGGCATTGCCTATGTTAAAGTTACGATGACGAGTAATCTGAATGCACTCAACTCCAGACGGGTCTGTTGTATAGTGTGCTGGGTGGTTGACCTGATCAACTGTGATGTTTAAGTTTTCACTCATCTTCATCTTCTTCCCATTCAAATGCTTCTGGCAATCCTTTTAATGCTGTGATAACAAATGTTATTCCAACAGCACCAGCGACACCTAAACCAATTACTAACTTTTGTATCTTACTCATCGCCTTGACTTCCTTAATCCAAATTTTGCAAGGTATACGTAGATAGTCTCTACGCTTGCCCCACACTCTTTAGCGATATCTTCTGGAGTCTTCTTATCCATTAAATACCGCTTGCGTAGCCAAACTTCACTTGTATATAGTTTACCAGCCATAATGTTATTTGTCAACCCCTATAGCCTTTGTCCAATTATTTATTGCCCAGTGACCAATACCACAAGCATCTGCTACATCGTTATCATCAATTGCTTTATCATAGGTAGTATTAATAAACTTAATAGTTCTTTCTTTACGGAGCATTCTTTCATAGGACTTATACCAAGACTCTGACTTCCCTGGATTTTGTGAGCGAATAAATAGTTGCTCATCCTTAGAGATCTTTTTATTGCCAATATAGTTTTGCCATGTAATCGGAGATACCTTGCCAAAGGTTCTGATCCCGCTGATTGCAGCGGAACCTAGAAGTGCTCCCTGAACTAAAGCAAGGTCAGCAGCAGTCTTTGGGCTATTCATAAATACAGTATGCTCAATCACTATAGCATCAACATTGATATATTTTTCAAAGTAGAGTCGTGTCTTTGCAGCAGCGTCTCCAACTTTGTCATATATATCTTTGCCTTCAAAGTAAATCTTGCCACACTCTTTTAAGAATCCAGCATGAAAGGTAGCATAGGCAAGACTACTTGTGCTAGCATCTATTGCACAAATTCTTTCTGGTTGGGTTTCTATACCCCACTTATTCTTGCTCATACTCAATAAATCCCTTCAATTCTTTAATCATCTTGTTAACTTCTTTTTCACTTATGTTGCAATTTGAACAGAATCCAGAATCGTTGTATATGGATAAGAGAACTCCGCATCCACCAAGACACCTTCTGTCTTTGCCTATTCTTTTTTGTCTACGTGTAACTTGATATCTTTCAGCAATTTTTTCTCTAGTAGCCTCATCTCTACAAGTATTGCTGCAATATATCTGATAACTTACTTTAGGATTAAAGTATGTATCACATTTGTTACAAAGTTTCAACTAACTTCTCCATTGACTTAATCTTAACTACTCCCTCTCCTGCATCTGCACAAGCCTGTTGGATAGGACATGTCTTACAGATTTTAGAGTTAGATCGGTAGTTTTTAGTAGGAAGAGTTCTATCTTCCCAAGCCTTGCGAACTTCACGCATCCATTGAAATGCGTTATCAATCCATTCACGATAATTATCATCTACCTCTACTGGCAACACAAGGAGTTCGTGATTATTCTTATTCTCATAAATAAGTACGCCCTTCTTCTTGCCAAGAATCTTCATGTAGATAAGCAACTGAATCAAGTGACCAGTCTTAGGCTTCATAGAATTCTTACGATACTCAAACCCTTCGTTGAGCATTGTCTTAATTTCTCCGACAATCTCTTCGCCTTCCCAATCAAGCATAACATCTCCATACCCAAAGATAGGAGGATCATCATGTCTAATCTTAAACTCTGTTGTCTCTTCATTATTATCATCACGATAGACTTTAACAATGCCAGCATTCATCATGGCATTTTGAATTCTTGCGTGAGATAAGGTTCCAGCAGTCATGTTTGCTGCACCATAAGCATCTGCATTATCTTCAAATGTTTGACCATCAAATGCCAGATACCAATATCTTGGACACTCTCCATGAGAGTAGGCAATTGTAGATGGAGCAAATGTTTTCTTCTGTGTATGTTTTGGACCACGGTTAATAATGTATCCATGCTTAATCTTTTCAATTAAAGCATCGCTATCAAGAACATTATTTTTCTTCATAGCAGGCTTAAGCATCACCGAGTGTAGTAAATTCTTAGTCATATTCATCCTTTGTTTATATAAGTATACCAGGTTAGCGCATTATGTATTTTAATGCTGAGACCAAGTTGTTTACTGCTTCTGCTGCTGTGTAATAAATATTTTTCTTTGCCCGATTGTTCTTGTCAACATTTGCCATCCAAGTAGCCTTTAACGCTAGTTTTCCTGCAATTGCCTGAAGTCTTACAATCTCAATTGCTGCAACTGGCATAGGAATGTCTGGCTTAATAATTAACTTAGCAATCATTGATAGAGCCATTGTAAGTTCTTCATCATCCATAAATTCGGCAATCTCTGCCAAACCATTAACCATCTCCAGTGTTGTTTGTCCTGTACCTTCTGTCATTTTATTCTCCTTCTACTAACTGTTCTAACATGTCTAATTCTATTATAGCAAGTCTGACCTTCTGGGTACCCTCGCCAAGTACGATAATCAAGGCAGGATCCATACTCTTCTTAAGAGCATCAGTAACAGCCTTAGCCCAAACATCTTGGTTAAGAGTAAAAGACTTTGAGCATTCTTTAAAGTCAACTACAAAGTTGTGCCAAGAGGCATCACCTTTTGTATTATTTCTACCAGAGTTCTTGTGCTGCTTTGCACCTATTCTCTTTGACTCAGAACGCTCACTCATTTGTAAAGTCTGCCTTCTTCTTTTTCTTTGGTATTAGGTTTACTTTAGATACGTGCTTCTTAGTGCACATCCATGTAGCATCTCCAGACTCAACCCAAAGCCTTAAAGAAAGAACTTCTTCTTGACATTTCTTGCAAGGAAACTTGCCTTCAAATACTTTAAATTCTTTATCAGCCATTTGAAAGTTTCTTCTTTAAAGACTCTTGCAAATCAAGATCTTCCTTTACACGATTAATGAAACCATCTCTACCTTGCACCTTTGTGCCATCATCAAGTTGATACCATGCACCAGTTCTATTAACAAGTCCTGCTGCTTCTGCAGTATCTACAAGATCTCCGATAGAGTCAACACCAATCTCGTCTCCTCTAAAATAAAAGTCATACTCGCCTGATTGAAAACCTGGAGAAGTCTTAGAGAACTGCAGTTCCCAACGAATCTTTCTTCCAATCTTTTCTTCAATCAACTTATCGCCAATCTTGATCTTACCTTTAATGGCTTGATTGTCCGACTCTGATGAGAACAGTTTAATAACTGTTGACGAGTAAAATTTTGTAGCCTGCCCACCTGTTGGTTGCTGGCTTGTATACATTGCGTTAATGTTGTTTCTTGATTGAGAAATAAGAACAAATAGTGTAGGGTTAACTTTGTTGTTAGCATAGTTAATCATCTTCCAAGCATTTGAGAAGTCACGAGACTCAGCACCAATCTGCTTAGTATTTTCTAGTTGTTTAAGTTCATCTGAATCTTTTTCAAAATAGATTGCTGGTAGCAATGATGTTATTGAGTCAACCACAACAATATCAACTCCAGCATTAATAAGGTTTGTCCCTACATCAACCATCTCATTAATTGTACGAGCCTGTGAATAGATTAACTTAGATGAGTCAACACCTAAACGCTCTGCCCACTTTGGATCGTAAGACATTTCTGCATCAATCCATGCACAAACCTTTCCCTCTTTCTGTGCCAGACTTATCATCTGAAGGCATAGAGAGGACTTTGCAGAGGACTTTGAACCCCAGATGAGTACTTGTCTACCATACGGCAGTCCCCCTGCTAAGGCACGGTTTAAACCAAAACTAGGTGTTTCTGCATACTTTGTTGGAGGAACTGAATCTCCAGTCATAATAGTTTTACGCAACTTAGGGTTAAGTTGTGCTAGTACTTCTTCCATTGTTACTGACATTAGAATCGTACCCCGTGCTTTTCTGGGCGAGATTTATTAAACTCTA